TAAAAACAGTATACCTGCAGAGCATGTATATGAACTATCTGAAGCATTAATGAGTACACTATTGGATGATGACAGTAAAGACAGATTATGTGTTACACAACCTCCAAGAACTGCGAAATCATCAACAATCACTTTAAGCTTCCCATTCTGGTTAATACTAATGAACCCAGAACTTAACATACTTATTGTTACTTATAACGAAAAATTAGCCAATCGTTTCGGAGCTAGACTCCGACAACTATTCATAGACAACGAAGACCTACTAGCTTCAAGAGACATCTACCTATCCAAAGCCGAACACGCCAAAGCATCATTCAGATTCGAAAACGGCAAAGGTGAATTCCTAGGAACAATAAACCTAGTAGGAACCGGCGGAACAATCACAGGTACAGACGTAGACGTATGCATATGTGATGATTTAATCAAAGGTTTCAAAGACACAACAAAAAGATTACTTGATGACCTTTACGAATGGTTTAAGGAGATCATCATACCAAGACTTGAACCGCACAGTAAATTAATTGTCCTGGGGACAAGATGGCATACCCAAGACATCATCGGCAGGTTGAAAGAGGAACATCCTGATAAATATGATTTCATTGAACTGAAAGCATTAAACGAAGACGGCACCTGCATCTGGCCTAACAAATACACTCCAGAATTTTTTGAGGAAAGAAGAGAAGAAGTTGGAAGCAGAGTATTTGAGGCCCAATACCAAGGCCAACCTTTAGATGAAACTGGGGACTTTTTTAATTTGGATAATCTTTATTTTGATGATGTGTTTGACCATAAAACCCATTATACTATGCATAGTGTTAGGAGTTGGGATTTAGCATATAGTGAGGAAGACGGCGGAAAGAATGACAGTACCGCGGGTATACTAATGCATAAAATCAATGACAATCATTATGTTATCAATAACTTGAAGTATGGGCAGTATGGTGATGACTTAAAGAAAGTATTAAAGGAAACTGCCAAAGCAGATACAGCCGGAATGAAGATATTAATTGAAACTGGTACTAAAGGTGGAGCAGCGAAATTCCTTTATAATGATTATGCAACTGATTTATTGGAAGGATACCGTACTGAACAATCCATGCCTGAAGGAAGTAAAGTAGACAGAGCAATGCCATTCAAGGATGCAATCAACGATGGTAAAATTCATATTGCAATCATGGATGACCGATTAAGAGGTATTCTTATTGACCAAATGAAATCATTTCCTTTAGGCGCTCATGACGATATTATAGATGCGATGGCTTACGCTTACAACTATCTTAAAGATAAAAAAGACACACGAAACCTGCACCGAACCAGTAAGAAAAAATTAGGCAGGGGAGAAACAAAACGGAGGTAAAAAAACTTATGTCATTTTTAACTGCAATCAAAAGTAATGTTGACCGAATCATAAAACCAGAAATGACAAAGAAAGAATCAAAACACAGTCACACTGGAAGCAGCAATTATCGGGGATATGTTTATGATCCCTTGTTTAACAGGAATACTAAAAACTTAGGTTATACCACTTATCAAAATATCATGAAAGATATTCAGGTTAAAGTAGGATTGGAGATATTAAAATATTTCCTTATCAGTAAGAATTACACTCTCACATCAAATAGTGATGACCCCGAAGACATCGCAATAACAGAATTCATCCAAGATGCACTAGACAATATGGAAATACCATTCAGGGAAGTAATCAAGAATATGCTCACTGCAATCCGTTATGGTTACAGTGTTCAGGAAAAAGTATACACCATCAACACCGATGGTAAAATTGTTCCTAAAGCTTTATATCCAATTCATATTAAAACATTACAGAAAAAACCATTTATCAGAGATGACAACGGTGAGTTAACCGGCATTCATCAGGAATCAGTCTATGGTAGTGTAGACCTTCCAAGAAGCAAAGTGTTGTTGTATAGTTTTGATAAGGAGTTTGATGAGATAGAAGGCAACAGCATATTGAATGAATGTAAACCATTAGTTGAAGATAAAGACCAATGCAAAGACTGGTTAATGACATTCGCATCCAAATCCAAATCACCAACAATGTATGGTAAAACCGAAGATACCTTATCTGCTGATAATATGTTGGCAAGTTTCGATGACATCGCAGATGGAGTAACAGGTATGATCATTCGAACCGATGAAGATGTTGGTATCCTGGAGTCAAGTCATAACGGTGAAACCTACTTCAACATACTAAATTATAATGATGACCAAATACTCCGTAGAATGTTCATAGGTAACTTGATATTAGGTAGTAACGGTCAAACTGGCAGTTATGCTCAATCATATACTCAACAGGATACTTTGATGTATATTCTGGATGGTATACTTGCAGATGCTGCAAGTGAAATCCAATATGGTTTAGTGAATGACTTAACCCGTTTGAATTTCGGGGTAAATGCTAAATCTCCTAATTTTAATTTTGAATCATTCAACAGTAAAGATGTTATCGGATTGTTAAATGCTTTACAAACCTATGTTGGTAACGGTAGTTTGGATAGTGATAATCAAGCATTCAAGGAGTTACTGGCTAAGGCATTCCAATCTGAAGCAGATATTAAAATGGACATCAACAATACTGAGGTTGAAGATGATACCGATTATGGTTATCAAGAACCTTTACCTGGACAAACTGAAGCAAAGCAATTAATCAATAGTCAGTTAGAAGGCATAATATAATGGCAACTAAAACTTTAAACCGTCCTGCTAGTTGGCAAAAACAAGTTAACCCCAATACTAACCGAATGAAAGCCTTGATGCGTGATGTTCGGGGTAATGTTGTAAGGTTAACCCGTAATAGTGAAGACTTGGAAGAGTGGATGGAAAAACTAGCACCATACACTGCTAGTAATTGTTTTGTTTTTGGTGTTCATTCTGAAAGTGTAAGAGAGATCATCTCACAGATTGTTGGTGTGGTCGACCAGACATCACTGCCAAGTGGTGCTAATGCTGAAGTCATTAAAGGTACAATGGCTGAAGTTTGTATGACAATGGTCACAAATGTTGGTGAGGATATTAAAACCGAACTGCAAAAAATAGCTGTTGAATCTTATAATAATCGTCTTGCTCCGGCTGAGACTGCTAAGGTCATGGGTGAAAAGATTGATTCATTATCTAAAACTAGATGTCAAGCTATTGCAAGGACTGAAACTTGCCGAGCAGCCAACATTGCTAACTATTTGAATGCTAAAAAGAGCGGAGCAAAATCCTACTCCGTTATTTGCAATGAAGATTGCTGCGAATATTGTCAAGAGGCCTATGGTTGCGATGAAAGTGGAGGTGTTGGAGATATAGTTTACAGTATTGAAGATACTGATAATCTCCCGCCCTATCATCCAAACTGCCGCTGCACTCCCGTTTGGAGTACAAAAGAAGCATAATCAATTTTATTTTAAAGGAGTTTTTTTAAGATGTTAGAAGGTACGCCTATTTGGACACCAGGACCAATGCACCTATGGGTCAACAATAAACCTGCTCATGTGTATGTCCCGAAGTCCAATCCAAAAGAAGCATTTGAAGTATTACAATCAAGATTATCAACGGAAGGAAGGATTCCTATCGGAATAGACCATCTTCCAGATAATATAATAAAAGCCAATCCCATATTGGCAAAACTAAACTTACTTGATGTAGGTAGCATTACTGAAATCGAGTACACCGATGACGCTATAAAAATAGTCGAGGCCGAATTAACCAATCCACAAATCCGAGACCTCTACGAGGCAGGAGAATTGGATATGGTAAGTATTGTAGCAAATTCTACAACTAGTGAATGTCCAAAAGACACTTATGATTACATAGTAAACAGTACAGACATCACTAGAGTAGACATAGTGGAAAAAGGAGCATGTCCAACATGCAATATACCAAAACCACAATCTAGTGATGATACTGTGGTTTACGCTAGATACTCAATTAAACAAGAGGAGGAAATTATCATGGCAGAAGAAATAACCATGGATGCAATCAAAGAAGCAATTGCAGAAGCAATTGCACCAATTGATGAAAGATTAACTGCATTAGAAGAAAATGTAGTTGAAGCATCAGCACCAACAAACGATGGTGACAATGATGAAGTAAAAGCAATGAAAGCAAGAATTGCAGAATTACAAAAAGAAACTGCAACAGCAAAAGTAGATTCATTAATCGCAGCAGGTAAAATCTTACCAGCTCAAAAAGAATCTAGTGTTGAATTATGTGCATCAAACCCAGAACAATTTGAAGCACAGTACAAAGACGCACCAGTATTAATTGACTTAAACACACGTGAGTCATTATTAGCTGGAGACTCTGACCCTGAACCTGAGTTAGATGATGATGAACAATTAATCGCAGACTTAAACGCTGCATTCAGTAAAGGAGAATAGATAACATGGTAGAAAAATATGACGTAGGCAAATTTGGTCCTATCCAAGCATTCAAAGTAAAAGAAGGAAACTTGACCATGGCCACCACCCAAGGAGTAGGTGGAGACATTGTAAGGCCAAGTTTAGCAAGCCCAATTGTTGAAGGTGACCCAGTAAAAGTTGCTGGAGATTTATTATTCGTAAAATGCAGTGCAGGTGACACTCCAATCGCATATGCACACGCCAACCCAATGGACTGGGATGTAGAACCAACCGCAAATGCAAATGACGGTGACTACCCAAGAAGATACTGCGCATTAGAATTTGTCGGTAAAAAAATCAAGACAGTACAATTAGAAGCCGGCAACAGTGCAGTTACTGCAGGTAACTACATCAAAATCGGTGCATCTACTGTTGGCCGTTACGATAAAAATGCAAATGCATCTGGAGCAGTAGGAATAGCCCTTGAAGGAGCTTCCGCTTCCAGTGGTGCAGAAATTGCAGTATTATTCATATAAAAATAGGAGGAAAATAAGATGGCAGTATTACCAGCTAATTATTACTTAAGAGAACATAACGCTGAAATCTATGTTCAAGAACAAATCCACAAAAAATTAAGATTCTTAAACGAATTAGACATGCATGATAATGTGACTGGTGAATTCACTCAATTCATCACAGACTCTAATGCAGATGACATTACAGGTGATCCAATCACATTAGCTGAAGGTGTTGAATTTAACGAAATCAAATTCGGAAAACCATCCGAAAAAAGAGGCGCTACCATTCCTAAAGGTTTCATGTTTACTGTAACTAAAAGGATGAAAAGACAAGGCAGAGAAAACTTGAACTGCAGAAACTTCTTAACCAAAGCAGTATCCCGTATGGTACAGTTCTATGATAAACAATTCCTGGCACAGTTCCAAGCTGGAGCAGGATTATCATTAGCTGCTGCAGATGGTATTTCAGATTGGGATGACAGCACCGCTATTGACCCAGTAAAAGATGAAATATTAATTACTGACGCAATGAGCCTTGGTGGAGACAGTGGCTTTGAAGCTGCAACCATGTACTTATCCAGGGCAGATTACCTTGCAAGACAATTATACTTAACCAGCTTCCAAGGTAAACTTGACTTTACATTAAACTACGTTCCAATGGGCAGTGCATTACCTACCGGAACCGCTGTTGTAAGAGCAGGTGAACCTGTAGCAAACATTGAAAAATACACTGACCCTGATTACTCCAGTGTAAGAAAAGCTGAATTAGCAGCTCAAAAAGCAGGAACACTTGACCAATTACAATTCCCAGAATCATTCATGAATGTATGGGTAAATGATAATCAAGATAAACCTGGTGAAACCAGAATCTTTGTTTGGGGCGAAGCTAACGTGAATGTCACCGAACCAAAAGGAATCATGACCGTTAACTTAAGCGGAAGCTAAAATTGCTTCCCCTATAATTTTTTTTTTAATGGTGATAATAATGTCTGTTAAAGGATGGGCGGAAGCTCAAAGACATGAAGGAGGTATTATTAAATATCTCTACGATAAAGTTAAAGCTTTAGATTCTGCAAGTGGAGGAGATGAAACTGATATTGCTGAGATTAAAGCAGCAATCGGTAAAGCATCTGGTCAAGGTGCTGGTGGTATACTCAAGGATGTTGCAGATATTAATACTGCAATCGGAGATGCATCTGACCCTGCTGAAGGTACAATCCTAGCAAGACTTGCAGCATTAGAAAAAGACTAAATGTTTTTATACAAATTTTTTTCTTTTTTTTTATGGTGATTATTGATGTCAATATATGCTAGTCAAGATGATGTAGAACCATTGATTAAATTCATCGCAGATGATGCAAGTGATGATTTATACCAGAGAGTATTAGATAATGCGGATAGTTGGGTTAATGCCAGATTGTTATCTAACAGTTTACATATTTGGACTAAAGATACTGAGAAAGCAATTCCTGGTTTACTATCCACCGCTGCAATATATTATGCTGCATCTGATATTATACTTGCATTATACAATGGTGAGGAAATGCCAACACAGTATGATTCTTATTTCAATAAGGCGGAGACAATGCTTAATGCATATATTGCTCAGATGCAAGAGGAATTGAAGAATACTGAGTTAAAAGGTAAGAATGTTGTTAGGCACAGTAAAAGTCGTTCTTATTATCAGCGTAAAGGTAGGAGACCTATTTTATGAGTTTGGATGTGTTGATTGATGATAGTACTTTGAGTGAGGGTTTGCAACGTAAAGCTGACCAGTTACCTGAAGAGTTGAAGAAGCTTGTTAACACTGCTGCATTTGCAGTAGACCGTGAAGTTAAACTTGCAGCTCCAGTAGTCACTGGTAACTTGCAAGGTGCAACATCAATTGATAACTTATCTGATTATGAAAAAAGAATTTATGTTGATGAGGGAATCGCACCGTACGCTATCTTTGTCATTAAAGGAACAAAACCACATGACATTTATCCTGTTAATGCTCAAGCGTTATACTGGCCTGGTGCAGACCATCCAGTCAAACATGTAAATCATCCAGGAACAGAGGCAAATGATTATTTCCAAACTGGAGTTGACAATGCCCAAAGTGATATTGATCAAGCGGTCAACGATTTCAAATCATGGATAATGGAGTAAAAAATTTATGACAACTGCAACTAACAAAAACAAATTAATCGGCGAATGGCTACAAAGGTTGCTTCAAAACTTAGTTGATGATGACAATAAACCATACTTCAAAAAAGTATTATTAGGTTATGATGTGAACCAGATTAAAACTTTTGGTGATGGTGTAATTGCTACCTGTTATATTACGGGTGCGGATTATGCTGAAACATTTGGAATACACAACAGGCCAGTCTACATTAAATCAACTATAGCTTTCATTATTAAAGGTAATGATGAGGCAAAGTATGCAAAGGCAGTAGAGATTTATGATTTACTGCAAGAGAACCTTGAGTCTAATCATGATTGGCAAGTACTGGTAGATGAAACCAACAATAAAAGGGTGGTTAGGGATACTGATGTACTCAACACTTACCTGACATTATCTCCAACAGGAAAAAGATTGGACATACTAGGATTCTTTGAAATTAGACATCATGTTTTCAAATAAAAAAAAAGATGACAATTATAATGGAGGATTAAGATAATATGCGTTATTTCGGTTATAGGCCTGAATCAACTTACGGTACTGAAAACACATCCGAAACAATTCGTTACTTGAACATGGGTAAATGTACATTAGACCCACCTAAAGACCCAAATTTGGAAGTTCCAACTTTTGAGGAAACACCTAATAGAATCAAAAGAGGTCTTTACAGTCCATCCGGTGATTTGGAAATCGCATTAGATGTTTACAGCATCTGCGAATTCTTATACTTTGCATTAGGAACTGAAGTTGAAGTAACTGAAGGGGAAAAATACTTAATATACGCCGGTTCATCACGTAAGCTCCCAAGTTTCACTGCTTATGTTGGTAAAGATGATGGTAACCCTAATGATTATGAACACATCTTTTATGGATGTATAATCAGTAAAATCAACATTAAATTATCCGATGGATTGGCAACTGCAACATTAAGTATTCAAGCTCAAAAGGACGGTAAAGCAACACTCAAATCCGAGTCTGCAATTGAAATACCTGACAGTTACCCAATTGCATTTTACGAAGCAGAAACCGCAATGGGCAGTACTGACCTAACAGCAAGAACCACCAGTTTTGAATTTGAATTAGATAATGGAATCAAAGCAGAAAACGGACAAGCATTCGGTTCAATGTTCCCATACAAACTACCATCCAGTGGTAAGAGTCCAACAATTAAATCAGATGTATTCTACGAAGGATACGATTTCCTAGTTAAATTCTGGGGAAGTTCTGATGGCCCAACATGCGGAACTGAATACGATACTTACTCAATTGTTTTCACTGACGAAGAAGAAAATGTTTTAACATTACTCTTCCCTAAAATTGCATTATCAACTGCATCTGCTCCAGTAGAAGGAACTGATGAAATCAAACAAGCATTAGAAATGAAAGTATTGAAATCTACTGTTGCAAAACCTACTGGATTCGGTACTGGAAACTTATACACAAGTATTGTTGCCACTGTTGCATTAGCAGGCGATTAAAAATTATTTTAACAGTTTTTTATTTTAACCATAATACTCAAATCATATACAGATTTGAGTATTTTTTTTTTAAAAAATTTAATGATCATAAGGGATGAGTTACCAATGTCAAATTTAGAAGTATTAGAAAAATTAAGTTTAGGAGTAAATGAAACTCAAGAAGTATCAATAGAAACTGAAGACGGCGAAACTTACGATTTTACTATTCGCCCTTTATCTGATGGTGAGTTAACTCAATTGCAAGTAATTGAAAAGAAACCATACAGTATGAAAATGAAACTAAACAGGAATGGTGAAAGAGAACCAGTTAATCGTGAAGATAAACCGGATAAACAAGAAATGGATGTTGATATGGGAGATTATATTGATGTTCAAGCAAAATCAATGTATACTGCTATTGCATGGAGTTTAAGTGTTGATGGTGAACAAATTCCAGTTAAAGCAGTTAAAGGATTGCCGGTTGGTGTTCCTGAATTACTATTCGATAAAGTTATTGAAATCAGTAACCTAACCAGTAAAGATTTATCCGCTATTAAAAATTTTCGTAAGTTCTAATGATGCTTTATTATTATACGAAGTTCATAAAACCACTCCTTTTGTAAAATCATTACCAGATTGCACCTTATTTCAAAAATATTTTTTATTCTACATGGCAGCTGAAGATATTAATTATCGCATGAGCATAGAGCAAAAACTGGTAGGTATTGCAAAAGGTGTAGGTATTGAATTTAAAGAGGATACAGATTCAAGAAGACAATCTAATAGTTTTCGAGAACAAATGAAAGAGAAACAAAGAAAAAGAAGACAAGGAGGTGTCAGTTAGAGTATGTCAGATGCAATTGAAATAATCATAAGTGCTGTTGATTCAGCAAGCGAAGTATTCCAATCCATTATCGCAAGTGCGTCTGGAATGGCAGAGGGCATAAGTGACGTGATGGATCAGGCCAGTTCAGATTTCGATACCATATCTGAAAATGTATCTGGTTTCAGTGATGCAGTCAGTAATGTTGATACTGCAACATTAGAAGAGTTAGCTGATGAATTAGGAATGTCCACTGAAGAGGTGGAAAGGTTAATTGCTACAGGTGCAGATATTGGAAGTTTAAGTGCCGGTTTTAATGAAGCCAGTGTTGCTGCGGATGAATTGGAAAAAGAAATACAGGAAGATGTTGATGCTATGGCAGAATTGGGTAGTGCCGGTGATGTGATGGCTGCTCAAACTTTTATGGACATGGCAACTGGCATGAAAGACAGTATGCTTGGAATGGCT